GGGCGACAACTACGGCAACACTTTTTAATAAAGGAACAATTTCGTTTTTCATTACAGAATGATTTTTCGATTAAACTTATTTTTAATGATAATTATTTACAGAAATAATATCAAGCCAAATTTATAATATAAAAGCACATCGATAATGAGTTAATGCCTACTTTATCTTAAACAAATTTTTTTCAAACTATTTTAAATTAATCTCACAAAAAAAACGCACCGTATTGGTGCGCTTCATTTTATGGTTTAATTATAAGTAGCGTGGTGGAAATAACACCTAACAAAGATAGTGCTTTGTAAAGAAAGGTTGTTGTCTTTTGTTTTGAAAGTGCCTTTTTGTATGTATTAGAAATCTCCTCCTGCTTGGCAAACATTTCGTCTTTCTTTGAAATAATCAAATTAAGTTTTTCTTTTTGCACACCTAACGTGTTAATAATACTGTCTTTAAACACAACTTCTTTCTTGGTTAAATCCAAATTAATCCTAACCAACTTTATTTCCTGCTTACAAACATCTCCGCTAACAAGGTCTTTCGCTATTAGTTTTGCGACAGTTGTATCTATAACAACGCTACTCTCTTGTTTCTGCGGTATTGGTAATTTTTGAGGCGTAGCGGTCTGCGAAATACTTCTCCCACATACGAGCATCATAAGACTTAAACTTATCAATTTGAACTTTTTCATATTTTTTAAGATTTTCAATTTTTGTGTTATTAATGGTAACTGCTTCGTGAATATTTTTAATTTCATAATTAAAAGTATCTATTTTTTTATCTAAAGCCTTTTCCGACTTGTAAATTTCATTTACGTCATCTTTTAAGCCGTTAATTTCTTTTTTGATATAATCTACCTTTATCGCTTCAGTACCATTACTGAACAGATTAAAAACCTGAAAGGAAAAAACAAGACAAATCATTATCATTAATAATGTCATCTTATTAGACAAGGCATTTTTTACATTTTCCATTACTAATAAGGTTGATAAGCAGTTTTTCCTCCGCTTTTGATTGCTCTTAAAACTTGCTTACGTTGTTTTCCTGTTGATTCGTATGAAACGTGTACCCAATCAGGATTGTCTTTAGTTCCGAATTCCCAAATTAATTGGTCGAAGTTCAAGTGTGTTTTGATGTAATCAAAAACCATTTTGTTTGTAACCCCATTTCGAGTTCCGTCCATATCAATATCAATCGCTTCGCCTTGACAATGTTGGCTTGACAAACTCCCTTTGATGGCAGTATTGAGTGACTTACTTCTGTACCCTGACGACACAAATATTGGTACGCCAAAGTGTTTGCGTATTGGCTCAAAAATATTTTCAGCCAATTTTTTGAAGTTTTCTATGTGTTCAGGACTTGGCATATTATTAATACCTAATCTTTTTGCCATATCGCTACGAGTAACTTCTGACAAGTCTAAATGTTCTGATAATTTCATTTTTTCTGTTTTTTAGTTATTTTTATTTTCTTTATTCAGGAGTGTTTTGTTCGTTGGTTGGTTTTGAATCTTTTTTTCCGAAGATTTTTTCAAATCCTGTAATACCCAATGCTCCAAACGACAAAAGTGCTACCGCTTGAACCAAACCATCGCTCGGTGCTTTATCAACGTGACTAAAACTATTTGCAAATAACGTTGCAAACAATGTAAACGAACCTACGATTCCCACAAGTCTTTTAGAACTTGGCTCTGATTTTTCACAAAAAAACTTTGTAATAAACCATCTTTCTTGTTTTTTGTTTTCCATAACTTTAATTTTTATTTGATTAATATTCAGTTAATTAAAGTTTCTTGGTTTGGAATGTTTTAACAAAAGTAATAAAAATTACCCAACATATTGCTTCATTAATAATTGTGTTTTATGTTTTAATGCGCTTTCAAGCGTCATAGGTTTTGCAGAAACAAGCGGGTTTTTAACAGTCAAAGGAACTAATAACTTCTTTTGATTGGCAATAAGATAAGTTTCAATTATTTTTTGAAACCTTGCCTTGTCTTTTACCAAAACTTTTTCGTCATCAATATCAACGTAGGTAAAAACTCTTTTGTCGCCCTCTTCGTATTGCGTGTTGATGTATGCTTCAACCAACAACAATAATTCTAATTTCTCCTCAAATTTGTTCCTGTGCTTGATTACGTCATCTGTAATTTTATGGAATCTAATCCAATTCAAATTCTGCCAAATTTTAGGCGATATACGCCCTATTGACTGAAAGTGAAGAATAATGTCTGTGTCCGTATGTCTATTAGTACAGATTGCGCCAACAAGGTCATTCGGTAAGTAGTCACTAACGTAGCGGTTAATGTCTTCGATAAGTAATAGTCCACCCCTATAATCGTTTAATATTTTAAATAGTACTTCTTGTATTTCTCTTAAAGTCATTCTAACACCGTTGTCGTGAAACGGTCTAATTCTTCTTGCTTCAATTTTAGGGTGCGCCGAAAATCTAACTATGTCTGATTGTTTTAATGCTTTAATGTCTTCAAATTCATCGTTAACATCAAGAATTAAAGCACGTCTTGCAGGAACACCTCTTGAGGGATTCCCTAAAACATATTGCTTAATCATTTTAGTAGTAGTATAGGTTTTTCCACAACCTTTCCTCCCTACTGCAACTCCTAATTTTGGTTCTCTAATCTCCATATTACATTTGTTGTTTAAGTTTAAAAATAAATACGATTAACCAAATCACGAATACCAACAAAACAACCCACAAAGGGTTGTTATTGTTGTCTTCATTATTCGTCAAATTGGTAGCCATAATTATTTTTTACCTCTTGGTTTTTTTACTGCGGTAGTTCTTCTCTTTCTAACAGGTTTAGTCGGCTCATTACCACTTAATCTTTCCAACTCGGAAAGAATTGCAGGGTCGCCGAACTGTGGCATACCCGCTACGTCTGCAAAGTCATCTGTAAAACCTCCATTGTCTTTAAGGTTACTGTAAACGCCTTGTTCTTCAGGTTCAAAATAAGCCAACTGTTCGTCTAAATTAGTTTTAGGCGTGTTTCTTTGAGGTCTTCTTCGAGTTCTACTTACAGGCTCTTCCACAACTTCCGCTATATTGTCCGTGTAAGAAACATCATCTGTTGACGGCTCTGAATAAACAGGCGGTCTTTCCTGATATTGTTGTTGAGGTTCAGGTCTTGGTGGTTGAGGTCTTTCGCTATTCATTTGGTTTTCTCTCATAGCCATAGTATTTTCTCGCAAAGAGTCAATAATGCTATTTGTTGTTTTACGCAACATAAATGCTTGTGCGCCTTTCGCACCTAAATCGGTAACAAAGTAGTATGCTAACAATTGCTCGTCAGTCATTCCTATACCACGTTTTTTGAACACACGAATTAAAGGCGGTTTTACTTTTTCCTTAAATTCATCGCTTACAAGAAACGCTTCTTTGATGCTATCGTTAAATTCTACTGCAAATTCTTTGATTGGCATTGCTCCTGCTTCGGTTTGAAGTTGGATTGACGGGTCTATTTCCCCCTCCGCAATCAATTTATCGATTTTCCCCTCACTTATTTCAGGAATTTTACCTAAATAGAAACAACCTTTCTCGTAGATGTCTAAAGTCATTTCAGCCATCATTTCTGCTCCCATAGTTTTCTCCTTACCGTCTAACTCGTTGTAAGAGGGGTTAAAAGGTCTTTCGGGTTCAGATGCTTCTTCTTCAGCAGTACCGTCAAGGTCAGCGAAACTCGGTCTTTCAAAAGACGGTTCTTCTAATTCGCCCATTTCTTGAGCATCGCCCATTTTGTGTTGTGTGTACGACCTTTGTTTTACAGGTGCGTCTAAAGGAGAAAAGTCATCGTTAATGATTTGTGCTTCCTCAATTGTTTCAAAGTTTTCTTGGTTAACCATTTTTAAATAATTTATCTATGTTAGCATTAATGTTGTCAATTTTTTCTAAAATTTGTCTGTCAGACGGGTGGTTTGAATTTAACCGTAAAATTTCTTGTTTATACAAAGATACTAAAGTATCTGATTTCTTCAAAATATACGATATGTTCGAGTTATCAAGGTTCAATTGCTTTTGTATTACAAAGGCGCAAATGCCTATTGATATTCTTCGGTTGTTTTTTCGCTTCATATCGAAAATATCGTCCAAAGAAATTTTAAATTCATCGCATACTACCTGAACTAATTTCAACGCTTGTTCAATTTGCTCTTGATTTAGCGTTGGAGGATTTTTTCTTGAGTACTTCAAAATTTCAATTAGTTTTTCAGCCCCAATAATCTGTATTGTCTTGTCTAATTCCTTAAAGACCATAGACACGTTGTCAGTTTCCTGTTTCATATCTAATCTGTTAAGTATTCGTCAATAATTTTCTTGGTCATATCAAAACCCCACGAAAATTCTGCGCAATAACCTTTTGAAGATAGTTTTTGCAGAGATTCGTGTTGTAATTTTAAGTGGTCTTTTTGAGAAGCCTTAATTGTACCGTCCTTTTTAAAAGGCGTTTCTGTTTTAAGTTCTATAAATAATCCACAGTAGTTTTTTCGTGGTTCAAGAATTAAAACGTCAGGGCATTTAAACCCATTCTTTTGAACAAGTTTGTTTCTCCCCGCCTGTCTTTCCGTTAGTTTTACAGACGCAATTGTGTCTGATAAAAAATCAACGTCAGGATATTGGTAAGATAAATAACGGGCTACCGATTTTTGTAGTTCATATTCCTCGTGCTTCATTGTTGTTGTTTTGTTCTTGGTTGTTAAATTCCGTATTTCTTGGTAAATTCAGGGTCTTTTAATATTGCTTTCGCTATCTCCCTCCCTCCGTCATTATCGCTCGGAAAGTGATGCCCTAAATAAATTCTGCTATAAGAAATATCTTCTATTAATTCTTTGCAATATTGATACTCCAAAGGGTGCTTATTTCCTATAACGTTAAGTATTACTATCGCTTGAACCGTATGTCCTGACGGATATGACGGAGTGTGAGCGGAAAAACTTTTATACGGAAAAAGTTTTAGTTTGTAATACTGTGCCAACTGATATGGTCTTGGTCTTTGAAAGTGAAATTTTAATTTGTAAATCAAATTTTGAATATCCTTTACAACTTCCGTGATTAATTCCTCAACCTCAATATCTTTTTGCTTAAAAATACTTGACAATGCTTGAATTAAATTCCTGTCATAAGCCAAGTATCTTTTTAGATAATTTTGATTTTCAGGTTGAGAAACAATCGCTAAAGAATCCGCAATTTCGTTAAGTTCTTCTTTAACTAATTCCGAATCGTTTTTAGGTATAATCGAATCCTTAAAAGTATCAAATAAGTTATCGACCAAGCAAGTTCCTTTAATGAACTGTAATTGGTCGTGAGCAGGATTTCCGTATGTCAAATCGTTAAATTCCATATAGGTTTTTTTAAGATTGTGCTACGCAACTTGTCATAAAGTTGTCGTATGTTGCTTGTTCTTGTTCAGCAGAAGCAAATTTCCTTGTTTCAGCGAATTTAATCCATTTTTCTTTACAATCTGCGATTTTAGGGTCTTCTAATGTTTCCACAATTTCAGGCTCTTGAATTTGAGTAGTTCCCGCTATTGTTCCTGCCGTTGCAGGTGGAATAGTTTCTGCGAAAGTGTCGGGAAGACTTTCAGTTGCAGGATTAAGGACAACATTATTTTTTGTTGCTCTTATAACCATATAGCCAACCAAAAACCCAACTCCAAACAATATTATCTCTCTCTTGTTCATTTTGATTTATTTAGGGTTGTTTTTATTGTCTAATTCTTCTTGAAGAATCTGAACTAAAGGCTTGTCCTCTTCTTTAGTTTCCAAAGTATTCGGCTCGTTTCTTGACTCTCCTATTATTTTATTTACAAAAGGTGTCGCCACTAATTGAGCAGGTACATATAAAAAACCACCGACAAAACCCCAACCAACATATCTCCAAAATTTGCCACCTGTTCTGTTTGCGTATATTATCCCGCCAATAGTACCGACAACAGATATTGAAAACAACGCATAATTTATGTTAGCAATTCTTTGTTTTTGATTTTCTGACAAATTTTCCATTTCTACATTGTGTTTCGATTAAGCGTTTTTCGCCATACAAGCATCAAAAGCCTCTTTTTTATACGCTTCTTGCGCTTGAGTCGTTGCAAATTTTGCAGTTTGCATTAATAAAGCAACTTCTTCGTTACATTTATCAACTTTTGCTTGGTCAACTGTTGGTTCTGTTGAACTTGTTGTGCCTTGAGCGTTGTTTTTTGATTTGTTCAAATATCCAACTAAAAGGTAGCCTACCACTACTCCTGCTCCTACTAATACTATATCTCTTGTATTCATAATTATTTTGCTTTATAAACTGTTAAACCTGTTTTTGTTTTTGATGCTACATACGTTTTACCATTGTAGGTAAATGATGCCGAATTACTCTTTTTGGCTTCCAACATTGCTTTGAAATACCCGTTTACCGCTTTTGCCATTTTTTTTATTTTTTAGTTTTTATTGATTGTAATTTGTATTTTTCTAACAAACTATTAAAGTTTGCTATCGTTTCAGCGTATTTTTTTCCACCCCAATCTTTTTCAACGTTTTTTGGTCTTGTTTTTTTTACGTCCATACCATTTTACTTTTTAAATAATTTTAATATTCTTTGAACGTTCTTTCCGTCATAAGGCACTTTGCCGTTTAACCAATCTTGTCTTGCTTCGCAACCACAATCTTCTGTAACCGCATCTACAATCGCTTTAATTCCTGTAAATTTAGTAATTTTTGCTACGGTATCGCCTAATCCTTTGCTCTTTTCCATAGTTTTGTTGTTAACACTTGGTTTATCTTAAATAATCTTTATTTACAATTTGATAAGTCCCATAAACAACAGTAGTTACGCCTAATGCAACGCCTACTGCTAAAGTTCCTAAAACCGTCACTAAAGCCCCTTTTCCGAAACTAAAACCTTTAGAATAAGAGTAGATAGCAAAACCTAAAGGAACTACTAATAAAACTGCTTTACCATTATTTGATTCAGTCGCCATAATTATTTATGTGAAAATATCATACTTCCTACCCAAATCAGAAACACGGGCTAAAAAAGCAGTATCATTTTTGTATTTTTGATTTGTGTTCGGGTATTTACCCATATACAACACTACATAAGTATCTTTCAATTCTTGTTCGGTCATTTTGTTGTCGGTCAAATCTTGAAATTTCTTAATATCGTCTTCGCTAATCGAATATGGGTTATTTAGATTTTCAGATTTTAAAAAATCCATAATCATCTTTCGGTAATCACTTGGTGTTTTCTTGAGTACAAAAAAATACAAAGCAGTTCCTATCGCTATTAACGAAAGCGTCCCTATCGCTATTTTAGTTCCTGTTTTCATAGACAATTATTAAGTTGTTGAATATTTTTTACCCAATGCTTTTTTTACATTGTATTTTACTTCCTCTACGTCATCTACCAAATTAAGGAAATCATCGTTTGGCTTTTTGTCTTCATTCAGTTTAGCGATTGCTTTTCTGTAATATGTAATTCCATATATTGAAAACGCAATCAAAAGCCCGAACACAAGCAAACTTTTCAAATCCATTGGTTTTTGCGACCCCATATTTTCAAACACATCATCTCCACCACCACTTGTTGATGCAACGGGTGCAGGTGCTACGGGTGCGGGTGCTACGGGTGCGGGTGCTACGGGTGCTACTGATACTTCTGCTTCCATAATATTTTATTTATTAAATTTTTTATATGCTAAATATCCAATTACTAATGCCCCAATAATTATTAGGTATTTTTTGTTTTTTTGGAAAGGTGTTGCTTCACTAACTAAACTATCGTCAATTTCATAGGTTACTTGACCTACATAATCAGAGCCGTCAAACTTAATAGATTTTGGCGTAGTTATCTGAATGTTATATTTCTTTGCTTCAGGGTTTATACCCGCATTAACAGGTATTTTTTTGCCGTCAAAAATATCTCCTTTTTTGAATTTATATTTTAATGTAATATAATCAATGTTTTCAGTATAATCTCCGACTGCTTTTTGTATTTCCTGTCTTGTAGTCGCTTCATAATCTTGATTAAAAACGTATTTTGAAGTCAAATTATTTTGCTGACTTAAAGCCCTTTGTTCTTTCAAAGCGTCTTGATATTGTTTGTTTAACAAATCTCTATCTATCGGTTTTGACGGAGGGTCATTACTTAAATCGGGTTGATAATTTAAAAGGTTACTTAAATCCCCAAAAGGACTAACATATTTGTCCGCATCATAACCAATAATATACGTCCCATCTGCAAAAAAAAGATAGGGTGTTGCAATTGCACCTCTTCCACCACTTCCAACATTTGCTATTTCAATAATTTGCCCCGCTTGAAGAGTTCCAACAACGTCAGTTCCTACATCTCCAAACATATCTTTTTTATTTGGGTTTTCTTTAAAAATGCTTGTTGTTTTATTAACTCTATATCGTGCCATAATTCCTATTTTTTACTTTTTTAACGCTCTAACAATCAATAAAACACCTGCCAAACCACCTAATCCTGCATAAGCAAATTTATGGTCTTGTAAGTGCTGAACAAATTTACTCTTTTTAGAGGCAACTACTTGATTAGTATTATTTTGAGCATTATCTTTTGGCTTACCTCCGCCCGAAGTAATTACTACTTCATCAAGGACAAATATATCTTCCTTTAGTTTTATTTTTCTACCTTGAAGTTCACTCGCTTTAAAAAATTGAGGTATATACCCAACGTATGAAATTTTAAATTGAGAATTAGGTGTAATAGAAGCATCGTCTATCACAAAGTTACCGTCCAAGTCGGCTTCATCGCCAAATCTTCCTGCTTTGTCCCCTGTTGTAATAGTTATGTTAGCCAAACTCATTGGCAAACCGTCTATATCTAAAACCTGTCCGAATATTTTCATTATGCTTTACCTCCTTTAATTCTTTTAATTGTGTACCAATTTACGATAGCACCTAATGTAAAAGAAACAATCCCCACTACTACAAAAATTGTAGATAAGTGTTGATGAATTTGTTTATTTACGTCCTTTTGTATCTTTTCGTCAACTTGACCATTTTGAGATGTTCCTTGACTATTATTTACTGCGTCTATCATAAGTATAATAAAATAATGTTAATCCTGCTACAATTGACAAAATACCAACTGCAATATAATTTTTGTATGCTTTAACGGCTAAACTAACAGTCCCCTCGTTAAGCCATTCTTTTGGCAATTCTTTTAAGATAGTTTTCTTAACCTCCCAAACTCTTAACTTTTCGTCTTTTTCATATTGAAAGGCAGGGTTCGCATCATAAATTTGTTTTGCCGTAAGACCACCTCCTTGTATAATCCAATCATCAGGTTTTCCAACTGCCAAAGGGAAAAATGTTACAAAATATGTGTCAGTATAACTTTTTAGTTTTCCTGTATATGCTTTGTAATATTCGTAAACCAAATCTAATTGTTCAGAATAATCCATTTTGGCAATATCCGAAAGCAAGTATCTTTTACCGTTTATGGTTTTATAATTCACGCCTTTTTTATCACGACAAAATTGTATCAATCCGTAGCAACCAATTCCATTTCCTTTTGACGGACTAAATGTTCTTCCGCTTTCAAAGTACATAATAGCCATTAACCAATTAGGGTCAATACCTATCTTACCTGAAATTTCAGATACTTTTTTTACAAAACCACTTCGATAAGAAGCAGGTACTTTATTCTCGTATATTAAAGCCATTTACCATAATATTTTATCTGCATACCAACCATTTGTTCCCGTTTTATGACGGTCTTTTTCGTGGCGTTGTTTATACAACCTGCGTCTTTCTTTAGCATAACCTTTCGGGAAATATCCTTTTTTTTCTTTCTCCATATAGGTTGGGTAATCATTCATACCCAAAGCCCCTATGGTTGCGACTTTTTTACCATTTTTGAAAACGTCAATTTTTTTAAGCGTGTTAGTCGAGGGTTTGATTTCAACCCCCAACTTACTTGCTTGTGCTTTTGAATATGGTAAAATTTTGTAAGCCATTATTTTGCCCCACAACCACAACCACTTGCCCCATAAAAGCCCTCTTTGTTCTTTTTGGGTTTACTGTACCAAGCAAATAAAGCAATAACGCCTACTAATGCTAAACCTCCTATAATATATTCTTTTTTCATCTTTACTAATTTTAAGAAGTTAATGTGCCACCGTAAGGACAAGGTCTGCTTCCTCCTTGTTGACTATAAGTAGTCGAAGAGCCGTCAGCGTTTCTTCTTACACATACAGGACGAGATACTCTTCTTATTGAACCACCCTTACCTGTTGCTCCGAAGAAGCCCTCTGAATTTCTCTTTGGCTTTCTTAAATAAGAAACCAACCCTATAACACCTAACAATGCTAAACCTCCAATGATATACTCTTTTTTCATTTTTTTTAGTTTTTTAGATTAAAGCGATTGTTGCTCGAAAGCATATCTTGTGATACATCTATCACTTCCGCTACAATTTCTGTCGCTTCCTGTGTGATAAACAGTTCCCTCGCTTGTTTTACAATAAGCGCAGTTTTGACTCGCAACTCTTTTTGTCGAACTCATTCTTCCTGACGCTCCAAAGAAGCCCTCTGAATTTCTCTTTGGTTTCTTGTAAAAAGAAATCAATGCGATAGCACCTAATACTGCCAAACCGCCAATTACATAACCTTTTTGCATAATAATATTTAGTTTATTGTTAATATTTCTTTTAACAAATCAATAAATATAGTTAGTTGTTGTTTCTTGTTTTATTTTAAATATTGTTGGTAACATACAGTTCTAAATAACCGTTTTTACCTAAAACCTGCGCAATATAATTTCTTGTTTCTTTTGGAATTTTCTTGTCTTCAAACAATGTTTTTGCTGATACAAATTTGTTTTTATAAGCAGTTATTCTTCCGTAAGCACTTTGATTGTAACCAATTATTCCCTTTTGTAAATAAACAAGATTTTCTGCTTTGGTTATCTCTAAAATCCACCTCAAACAAAGCGCACCCATAGCAATATTAAAGTTTGGGTCGTTAATTAAAACCTTTTCCAATTTTGATTTATCTGCACTTGATACAGTTTGATTATTTGGAGTTAATTTTAATAAATAAGGTGCTTTTTGTTTTAATAAGGAAACTGCTTCTTCAGGTAAATTTTGACCTGTTATTATTTTGAATTTTGAAACACACTCAACTACCGCTACAAAGGTTACTTGACATAATCCCATAGCACCTGCGCTATTTTTACCAACAAGTTCGCCTTTGCTTTCAACGGCTATAAAACTTGTAAGCACAGGTTCTCCCAATTCAAAAACGTCAGCCCATTTTTCAATGAACCCACCATATTTAGATTTTATGGATTTTAATATTTTAATATTAGAATCAATATAAATTTGTTTTGAAAAATCTTGCGCACCACTAACAAACCTGTATGGTAATTCAGGTAAGTTAAAATCTTTAAATTTCGTAAACTTTAGCATATCTGTAATTTTTTATTCCACATCTTCCGATGAAAGAATTGGTTCTTCACTTTTATTTACCGTCACATTGTAATACTTGTATTTTTTTGTGTTACGGGTAAGGTATTTAGTGAGGACAAACCCTCCTAAAGCAACACCTATAATGCCTACTACTAATAAAATTTTTTGCGCTTTGCTCATTTATCGTTTTTTTCCAAAATAATTAATTGCTCCTGCGGAAAGTATTAATAAAGCCCCACCTAAAACTAAACCTCCCCAACCAATTCCTGACTTCTTTTTAGGGTCAGTTGTTGGTGTAGCCTCAAGTGCTTCTTTTTCCAATAATTCTTTCTGCTCTAACTCTTCTTTTTCTTTTGCTTCAAGGGCTTTTGCGTCCTCTAATTTTTTAGCCTCTGCATCTGCTTTATTTTTAGCAATTTGACGGGCTTTTGCGTCCGCCTCTCTTTTCTTCTCAACAAGGTCAGCCAAATCTTCTCTTAAATCCTCTTGGGTTTCCGTGATGAATTCAACGATTGCGTCTAATTTCTCTTGCGATTCCTCTGTTGGATTTGCAGTATGCTCTTCTCTTGCTAATACTAATTTATCATTCAGTTTAGTTAAACCGTCTAATCTTTTAGCAATTGAAGCGGGTACTTTGTTGTCCAACGCTTTTAATAAATCATTAATTGTTTCCATAGTGTTTTGAACTTAATAAAGTTAATTTAATTTACAAATATAAAAAATTATTAGATATGCAAATAATTATTACATTCTTTTTATTTTATATGCTTTTTCTCAAGTCTTCTAAAAGACTTTCTGCGATGATTTTTTGTCCGCTTGGTGTCGGGTGTATTGCATCGGAAGTCATACTACTTGGTATGTCAAATTTCTCAACGATAGTAGCCCCTTTAATGGTGTCTGCTATTGAATTTTGGTAATCAACATACTTGTTTTTTAATTCTATCATTCCTGCTTTAGTAGGAACATAACTCGTTGGTTTTAATTTGTCATCGTCCATAAAAGTTTTTGCGTTATACCCAATAATCACAAATGGCTCTGCGCCCTTGCTTTTTATTAAATCGACCATTTTTTGAACGTTTTGCAATGCTCTTTGTTTAGAAACTGCGCTAAACATATCGTTAATCCCTCCGTAGATATAAACTCTGTCGTAGGTATTGGTTTTTAATTTTTCAATTAAATTAGCCAATATCCAATCAGTCCTTTTACCTCCTTGAGCCACAACATCAACCTTAACCCCTTTAGGTTCTAATTCTTTTTTTATGATGTTTGGATATGTAGTGGTAACAGGCTTTCCGCCATATTCGATTGCGGTAATAGAATCCCCAACAAAAAGAACGCTACCAACAGGTTGCGCCTTTTTGCCGAAGAATTTCTTTACTGTAAAATAAATTATAGTAATCCCAATCAATGTGGTTACGGTATAAAATAATTTCTTGTTCATATTATTTTTTCAATTGTGCAAACGCTCTTTTTTTAGCATCTAACCAACTCTCTCCGTCCTTACGGATTTCTTTAGCCAACTCATTTGCTCTTTTAAGCGTTTCAGTTCCACCATTCACTCTTTTTCCTGCGATTTTGCCACCTGCCTTGAAAGAGTCTATTTCGACTTCGGAAATGTCAATATAATGCGGTCTTACGCCTGAACCCATTTTGTTTAACTCCAAAACGCTTATCTTATTATCGTTTTGTTCAAAAACCTGAACATACTGACCTGATTTTAACAAACCTTGTTTACCAACTATGTTAGGATATTTTTTGCTTGGAGTTATAAACTTCTTTGCTCCGCCGAATAAACCTCCAAATGCTTTTTTATCAGCAGTCATCGCTTTCATTTTACCCGCAACTTTATCGCCAACTTCTTTTGCTTCCTCTTTAGAATATACTTTACCATATTCGTCTTGGTATTCGCTTTTTACAGGTTTACCCTCGTATTGTTTAGCAACTTTATTGGAAAGTTTCTCGAATTTTGACATTCCGCCCATAGCATAAAATTCGTCAACCATTTTTGATTTTCTTTCCTGCAAAGGTTTTATCATACCCAACCTGATTGCTTTTTTGAAACTTGGCTTATAGTCTTCTTCTATTCTCCCAACGTGACTTGGCTCTGAACTTTCTATTATTTTCAAGACCATAACTTTAGTCTTGAAGTCCCTACTACTTGTAACATTGTTTTTTATAACTTCAACAACATTATATCCTTTTTCGCCTCCTGTTCTACCGTCAGTCCAATCATACTTAAATCTGTCCCCAACTCTGATTTGTCCGCCGTCAGCATAAACATCATTCATAAATCCGCCGTCAGCAAAAGAGTCTTTTTGGTTTTTTCTAAAAGGCTTGAATCGTTTCAACACATCGTCAGAAGAGTTCGCTCTGTCAACTAATCTACGAATTGTACTGTAAGGCATATTTCCTTTTAAATCGCCTTTGTATTGAGGCTCTATTTTAACCCAAATTTCATTGGTTTTCTTTTCGATTGCGTTTTGATGCGCCGTACCTGACTTTGTAGGTTTTGGTTTCAAGTCCTCGTCCGTCAAACCTGAATCAATCATAGCGTTTAAAATACCAATAACGCCTTTGATGTTAGTTCCGCCCCATTTTGCAGTAATACGCAAAGTTTCTTCTAAATCCATAGGGATAAAACCTATTCCGCCACCGTGAGCAAACAATCTCGAAGCCCCTGAATTATCAGAAACAATACCTCTCGTTCCAACGTTCGCTCCCGCAGTTCTAAAAATGTGGGCTTTAATGTCTTCCAAGTCGCTTTCGCTTACTGTAAAAGGAGTAAGTTTGTCCATTTGAAAATGCACAAAATAAGCACCGTTAGAATGACTTTGGCTCATTAATCCACGACCTGTTGACAAATCTATTTTACCAATTCTTGTAGAAGATTGAATTGTAATAATTTTATCTGTATCGTCTGCGCTTATTGGGTAAACAATGAAGTCTTGAGATTTTCTCATTCCTGAAATTTTCATCTCAATATCAGTAGTTCCCATTATGTTTTTACTCAAACCAAGAACTTCTGCTTTAGCAACTTCTCCGCCTTTAGCATATTCTTTTATTTTTCTCCAATAGAGTTTATTATTCGATTTAGGCTCGTAAATATCTCCATTTTCTTTTTCAATAAACATATATCCTGTACCTTTTTGAAAATACATTCTGCCTTTAAAACTTGAAGTTCTACCATTTAACGACCATTCGACCAATTCAAATTCTTGAGGCATTTCTGATTTTTTATTCAGTTCTATAAAACCCCCATCAACATAAGTACTCATATAAGAAGACACGCTTGGAATAGTTCCGTCAAAATATCCGCCGTCTTCAAACTTTGCATTATTCCATTGAAAGTAATCAGAATTAGCGGTAAACTTTTGTTTTCCACCCTCACGGCTATAAGCGACTTCTCCAACCTCTTCTCCGTCCCCGTCAAAAATGCTGAACACGGCATTAGAAACACCATTTTCATCAGAATTAATGATTGGCTCAACTTCAAACTGTTCGTCCCTGTAATCAAACGTGTAGTCGTCACGCAGGTCAATTCCCTCCATACCTTTTAAGAAACCTCTCAAGTTCCCCCAAGCATCGTCAGTAAACTTTTTGGTTATTTCCGCTTTAGTTCCCGCAGAAACGTTTATTGGTTCGACAACTTCTTTGTTTTCGATTTCATCATCATCATCATCATCATCGTCATCATCTCCCTCTAATTTGTCTTTCATTATTTCTTTTTGACCGTCAAGATAATGAGTAATGTCTGAAAGGTTTTGCGTTGCGGTTTCCATTTTTGCAACAACCCAAGCAGGAACAGGCACTACATCTTCTAAAATGTCTTCCAACTCCTCGTGATGATGCTCTACCTCAACGTTTTGATTCATAATCATACGTTGGTTGTCGCTAACTTTCTTCTCC